ATCCAAAAGGGAGATAGGTGGAATAAAAGATTTCTTCGAAAGGTGGGATGACACGGTTCAACTCCGGTCCTGGATAGAGGACTTGGATTTTGCCGTTTCCTTTCAGCTTCTGCGCTAATTCGTCGTAGTAAGCTTTTCCATGAGGGGCAGCGAATTTCAGTGCTTCCTCAATGTTTGTTCTGAATTGATCAGGGTTCTTGCGGGGCCTATACCAGTTCAAAAGATTTCCTATTGTTTTCTTGTCCATTCCAGGAAGATAATAGCCGGGAATGACCTCGTCCAAGAAAGTTGATTTGAGAAAGGAAATCTCTTTGAAAGAGTCATACGGAGTCAGAGCCGAGATCTTGTCGGGCATCGTAACCGTCATGCCAATTTCAGCTGCAACTTTTGCGAGTTCAACACGATTGTACTTCGCAAGAGCGGCTTGGATAGTAGGATCCTCAGACTTCATAATGGCATGCAAACCATCATCACCCATAAAGATGTTCTTGACAAACTTCTTGTAGAGTGCGACGTTCAGTCCAGTTCTGATGAATGTGACACGAGCGATGATCTTGTTCACTAGGATGTTGAGGATGGTCGTGAAACCACCTGGGACACCAGAGGGGAGCCCATGATCATCTGTGTAAAGTGTCGATCCGTAAAGGTGCAAGGTCTGTCCAATTTCAAACATGATTGTTTTGCGTGCGAGATTTTCCGTTTCGATGCAAGATTGGTCGACTTGGTGTTTTTCATACCAGGCGTTGATGATTTCGCAGTTCGCCTTGTAGAATTCAGCAGCTTGTGATGAATCAAACATTCCAAAGTCTACTCCAAAGAGGGATTGAGCAATTTTGTACAATAGTCCAAGTTCAGGCCAGGTCTTTCGAGGGTCCACTCCAAGAGCGGATTCTGTTGGAAGTCCAACATTGTCAGGGTCCATGAAGAAAATTCGGAAGGCTCCGAAAAGAACATTCATCGCGATCATGAGGTCGAGGGGAGGAGCGTTAATGATTCTCGTTTTCCCATCTCGACATTTCTCTTTCGGGCGAAGTTCGTCTTTCATGACGTCCAACCAGATTGAATCTCTGGGGACTTCTCCGCGGCCAGCAAGGGCAATGCGGTCTCTGACTCGTGATTCCAAAGCAAAATCTTTGATCTTGTATTTTAGGCGTTCGCCTTCCCCTTGTGGTAGGGGTTCGAAAAAGGGGAATTTTCCTTTTCCTTGATGTTGTTTGTTCCAGGGATAACCTGGGGAATTGCGCATCTCAAGTCCAGTATCTTGCATGAATGATGGTCCATCAACTCCATTGATTGCCTCATCAAGAGTGAGAAGGCGAGGAGTGAATTTGACTGGGAGAGAGTTCAATTCGTTTTGAATGTCTGCGACTGCGGCGTCGACTTCTGATTGTTTCTTGAAGAAAGTCGAAGGACGATCGGTCTTCTTGATCAATGAGACATCAAAATCTTCTGGATGTGCCAAACGAGAATCTCGATTGGACATCACAGCTGGCTCATGCGTAACTTCTGAGATCTCGCCAAAGATCGGAGAAGGGTGTATTTCGGTTCTGCGAGGTTGGATGAACGCGTCGCGCGCGCTCACTCTTCCATGGAACACATGGTATTCCAAGGTCGTTGGGGCTTCGGGTCCAATTTCCATTTGGGTGTTGACTTTTGAAGGTTCGAAAGATGGTTCTTCGAAAAGAGTCTCAACAGACTCAAGAGCTTCAATTGTGATCGGAACTGCTCCGACAACTTGTTCTCCTCCAAAGGCGTGAATACCACAGATTTTTCCAAGATTCCCAAAGTAGGCGTTGTTTGTAACCACCCACGGGGATCCGCAAATTCCGGCTGTACCGGTTCCGCGTGCTACAATAGCGACAGGGATCGAGATGTAAGATCCAGAGGCTCGGTCATAAGGCCTCTCGTCGATAGTGTAGGTCATGTTTGAAAAAGTCGTGATGATGTCGGAAATCCGATAGCCATCTTGTCCAGTAACACGGTCCAGGTCGTTTTCTGAGATGAAATGGGCACTCAAGTCCTTGAATGCTCCGGTCTTCCATCCAGTTCTCCACATGACTAGGTCAAGGGGAGAGTCGTCTTCGTAGACGAAATCAACTGCATCTTTTGAATAAAACCTCATCTCGAAATTTTCAAGTCGAGAGGTGGAATCGTTGGGAGTCCAGCGTTGCATGGTCACAAGATCACCATCACTAAGAAGATTAGCGTAGTGTTTATTCAAGATGAGAAGGTCCTTTTTCCATCCAATGGCGCGAATATTGCATCCGTGGGCCGAGAGGCGAACGGTATTCTTTTTAACGAGGGCAAAG